TTATATGGAGCGGAGGACACGGGACTCGAACCCGCAGCCCCTTGCGGGGTAATTCAGTTCCAGTGAATCTGCTCACCAATTCGCTTATCCTCCGAGACCCAGTGCTTTTGCAAGCATTGGGTTTTTTTATTTTCTTCCCATTCGCCTGTTGACTCTGATACCTGCACCCTTATGTTTGTTGCAAGTGCGGTTTGTGGTGTGTGATGTTTTTCGTCACAGTCTTTATCGCGGCTTTGGATCTCAGTCACCTGAGTTCCAGTGAGGCAACCCTGCTGTTTAGATGCGCTGGGGTGCTTTTTAGCTGCGTTTGATGTTCGCCACATCCCCACTTGAACAGAGTTAGCTGGGGGAAAGCTAACCAATAGTGAGGATACAGGTGAGGATGCCGTGGTATCGGAACAGCAGCGACAGTTAGTTCTCGTCAACACTGCTTACCGCAATGCCCAATGGCGACTCACATCGACGGGGAGCGTCACGGAATTGTTTGAGTTGCTGAAGAATGATGCGGTCGCCAAGTGTGACCAGCACTCTATTAGCTGGTTCAGAGGTAAGTCCATCGGGCATATCGAACACCGGCACAATCTTGAGGGTTCTCCTCTCCTATCCGCACTCGGTTTGCACCCAGTAGATGTTTTCGTGCAGGTCACTGTCTGTAACGACCTCGTTCTGATGGTCGACCAGCAAGTGGTCGCAAGTGATGGATCAATCTTTTCGCGAAACGAATGTCGAGCCACCGACCTTTCTCGGTTTCCTACGCCCGCGCAGATCAAGGAGAGGTGCAGAAACATACGCCTCGCCAAGCCTCGCACGGACTACATGGATGAATGGACGGGTTTGGATGGGGGTGGCATTCGAGAAATCAAATTAAAGGAGGTGTTTGGATGCTCGTTTTGAGCAGACGGGGCGGCGAGGGATTAGCTCTCACGTTGCCAGATGGAACCGTTGTTCGGCTTTTCGTCGAACCAAGCGGTCAGGGGAAGGTTAAGTGTGTCATCGACGCACCACCAAACGTGCGAGTTGATCGACTTGCAGATACAGGAAAGAGAACGAAACGCAACAGAAGGAGTGGAGCGGGATGGATAACCAAGAGTATCACGCGCTGAAGAGAGTGCAGACATCTAGTCTGAAGATGCTGAAGAGCAACCCTCGCAAGTATCAGGCTTGCTACGTCACCGGGGAGCAGCCAAAGCCGGATCTTTCGGATAAGCGGGCTGTCATTATCGGGGACATGGTCCACCAAGCCTTGCTTGAAAAGAGGGATGTGTCTGAGGTCATCGTTCCTTACCCGATGGATTGCTTGGGTGTGGGGGACAGGCTGAAGCCAAAGCCCGCGAAAGAGTTCCGCGAGCTAATGAAGTCTCAGGGAAAGGTCGCAGTCAAGGAAGATGAATACAAGCGAGTGTTCTCTATCTGCAACGCAGTCCTTCACCACGACCTTGGAAAGCTCATCGGTCGCGACGACATCGTGTTTGAGGAAGCCATCTTCTGGACGGACATGGGGACAGGGCTGGATTGCAAAGCAAAGCCAGACTTCATGTATGAAGCCGAGGACAGTGTCATCTGCTACGACCTCAAAGTAAGCGAAGGCATCTCACCCAGTAACTGGGGACGGATAGCTAAGCGACTTGGGTACTGGTTACAGGACGCACACTACTCCAGTGGACTGGCCCACATCACCGGAAAGCCTGTGAAGTTCCAGTTCTGGGTAGTTGAGAGCGTTTGGCCCTTCCGAATCGCCCAGTACGAATGGGACCAGATCAGCCGCGAGAGAGCGAGCGAAGCATACGTTCGCCTGCTCAATGAATTGAAAAGACGAACCGACGAAAACGACTGGAGCGAGGACTGGGAGTCCTCGCCAACTTATTTGACCTTGGACCCGTGGGATGTGGGTGTTGACGAGGAAGGCGAACTGGAGGGGTTTGATGAATAAAAAACCAAACGGGGAAGTGTTTGAGGGGAGAAGTTCGGAGATGAAGGAGTCTCCGTGGTTGGCGAGCGAGGACTTGCTTGATGTCGGTGATGTCAAAGTCAAAGTCGTTCGCTGTCACCGCTACAAGGATGTCGAGTTTGACAAGGGTAGGAAGGAACCGACTGTCTACACGCTTGAGTTTGAGAAGAAGCAAAAGCAGTTGGTTCTTAACAACACCAACAGGAAAACGATGGTAGCGAAGTTCGGGACGGACGTTCGCGAATGGGCGGGTAAGACCGTCACTCTCTATGTAGACAACAAGGTGCGGTTCGCGGGTCGAACCGTTTGTGGAATCAGAATCAAATAAGGATCTAAAGATGGAACTTGAAGTAACGGAAGCAGACAAGACTCGCCTTGAGAATCTGGAGAAGATCGTCGAACACGGTCGCAAGAAGCAAAGGGAAGGCTACGCTGCACTAAAAGAGATCAGAGACAGCAGGCTCTACATATCTGTTGGGTACACCAACTTTGAGTCGTACTGCAAAGAGAAGTGGCAAATCAGTAGGCAGAGGGTTCACCAGATAATTGACTTTGTCGATATGGCGAAAAGGCTGTCTCAGAACATTGACGTAAGCGATCTTCACGAAGCTTCTGTTAGACCGCTTATCGGAATGGATGATTCGTCTGCTGCTGAAGTCATCGAGAAAGCGCGTGACATGGCAGCGGACGAGGGAAAACAAGTCGTCACAACATCGCTTATGAAGAAGGCAGTCAAGGAAGTCTCTTCTCCAGCACCGACCCCCAAGATGTCAACTCAAGTTGACACTCCTGAATCCAGCCCCTCAAGCGAACCAGTGACTGGCGACGAGGCAAAGCAGTGTGCAAGGCGGGCTTTGGAGGCTCTTGCCAAGTTCAAAAAGAACGCAGGTCAGCTTGGGCTGATCGGGAAAGAGTTCGACCGGATGCTCAATCTCATCGAAGACAGATTGGAGCAGATATGAAACTAACAGCTTGGCCGCATCAAGACAGGATTCACCGCGACTGCCAAGTAATGTGGGCGAAGAAGTGTAAGCGGTGGTGTGTTGTCGCTCCCTGTGGAGCAGGCAAGACGCTGATGATGAGACGAATCATCGAGGGTGCGTTGAAGAACAACCTGAAGGTGGCGGTGTACTCCGTTCGCATCCAGAATACGAAGCAGCTTATGGACATGCTAGAGGAGTCGGGGATTAGGTATGGGGGGATCGCAGCAGCTTTCAAGTCGAAGAAAGACTTCTTTGCAAAAGTTCAGGTGTGCCAACTTCAGACAGTAGCAGCCCGGTCTGGTGCAGTGTTCGACGCTGACATAGTCATTGTTGATGAAGCGCATCAGATGGTGAGCAAGCAGGCTCAAGAAGTGTTTGATGCTCACCGCACGAATGGATGCAAGGCAATCATTGGTTATACCGCAACACCTGTGGGACTCTCTGCTAGCTATGACGAACTGGTTCAGGGGCCAACATTTCAAGAGCTTCTTGATTGCAAGGCTCACTTGCCAGCAAAGGTCTTTGTTCCAGAGATACCAGCTTGCGTAGCTCGCAATGATCGCGATGTAATGAAGATACAGTCGTCGGGCGAAATATCAGCGGCTATCGACGCAAAGATAAATCACATCGAGTCAATCCACGGACGGGTGTACGACGAATGGAAACGTCTAAATCCTGAAGCCCTACCCGCAGTTCTGTTCGCACCGGATGTGAGCAGTGCGGTTGGGTACGTCTACAAGTTCATGCAGCGGGGAGTACGAACCGCATCCATCGACGGATCGAGGGTTGTCATGTGCAGAGCGGACTTCAGTGGTGTGGACGAGTACGACTCTACTGTCGATGCTCGTCAGGAGGTGATTGATGGTTCCAAGGATGGAACTTTCAAGATCGTTCACAATCGGTTTGTACTTCGCGAGAGTGTCAACATGCCGTGGCTATATCACGCGATCATCTGCTCGACGATGGCAGGACTCTCGACTTACCTCCAGTCGGTAGGCAGGGTACTTCGTTATCACTCGAACTACGACCATGTGATTATTCAGGATCACTCTGGAAGCACAGATCGCCACGATTTTCCATTTGTGGATCGCGATTGGGAGCTTGGCTGCACGAACAACTCGATGCAGAAGGATCTCAGGAAACGCAGGCAAGAAGCGAAGGGTTCAGGTTTGGAACCAATCGTTTGTCCAAAGTGCGGCGCAGCTAGGACAGGTGGTGGTGTTTGCTTCGAGTGCGGACACAAGCACAACCGCAGTGTACGCATGGTCCGAGAGATTGATGGCAAGCTCACTGAGCGAAAAGTGGGTCGTCTCACGAAGCACAAGCGTCGAAAACGATTCGATGACATCGTTCGTCAGAAGCTCTATGCGTTCCGAAACGGGCAGGGACAAGGGACCATCAAGCTTGCCTACAAGCAGGCTGAGCGTCAGGCCCGCATAGAGGGCGTAAAGGTCTTGAAGCCGCACGAAATATCAAGCGTTCAGCTTCCGACTCGCGGCTCAGACTGGGGGCGGACAGTCAAGGACTACTACGCAGGGAGGCGAATATGAACACGGAAGTCAATGAAGGCTTTTTGCTCCAGTGCATTAAGGATTGCAGGACGCTAGGTGCGTTGGAGTTTCTCGGTCAGGTTTTGCGTGTGCAGTCGCTCAACAAGCTTCCTCACACGCTTGATGAAGAGTTTATGGATTCGTGTCGCTCTGCATACGAAGAGCGGCTTTCACACTTTAGGAGAGATGATGAAGGATTACGACAACAACATGCGGGGAGTTCTGTTCAAGAACGACAAGGCGACCGACGAGAACAAGCAGCCTCAGTACCGGGGGAACTGCGAGATCGACGGCAAGGAATACTCGATCTCCAGTTGGATCAAGACGGCGAAGTCGGGGATGAAGTTTATGAGCTTGAGCTTTGAGGTGAAGGATGCTGCACCTCAGTCAGCATCGACTGCCTCGGCAGATGCAGACGCACCTTTCTAGGTGTTTGGGGTAATGGAACGGCACTTCGCGGTGACCAACGCAGCAGCTCGCTGTGCATCGCTACCGAGCGGGTTCGACTCCCGCACCCCCTTTAGGCTTTGGAGGATGTGCCTTGAACATCTGAGGGAAAGTGATAGCACCCCTCTCGTTGCGTCTGGCTCCGAACCAGCAAAACGAAGCTCCCTGCCAGTATCTGTCGATGCTGGATAGCGGAGCGTTACGTCTTCACCAAACCAGCAACATTACTAATAGGTTACTTATGAGCAGAACAACTGAACAGATGAAAGCAGCAAGACACTTTAGGATGGAGTGCATCTTGTTAGGGATGGCGATGGCTCGCGACATTGACCGGCAGCTAATTTTGGATTCGATCAACGAAGACGAGCTACAGTCCGAGTTGATAGGCAAGTGCATCAAGGCAGTGAAGACCAAAGATGCGGTGGACATTGCAGAGTGTCGTCGCGTGTTTGCGGGGTGGGGTGTTAAGGTAGGTGCAAGTGTTTCCGAGAGCCTTATCGCAACTGTCAATTTGAATAACGCACAAAGAAAGTTGTCTGATGCAGTGGATCAGGCAACGATACATCAGCTTGGAGGTGATGTAAGCACTGCCATCGAGAAGGTTGAGATTTGCCTTGCGAGACTAAAAGACATGCAACAGGAAGTCGAACAGAACGGGGTGTCAGCATGAAGCCAATAATAAGAGAGGCAAAAGTCGAGGGCCACAAAGATTGGCCTAAGTGGATGGTGATGGGAAGCGTCACTATGGCAGAGGCTGCAAGACGAATGGCGATCTGGAAGTACAACTTCAGCAAAGAAAAAAAGACCCCTAGAACTCTGCGAATACTTGTCCGCGATCAGGACGGAAGTGGAAAGGAGTTTCCTTTCGATGTGGAAGCGAAGGTCACGTTCAATGTCACATGTCTACGAGGGGATGAGTAATGGGTGGTAGTGCAAGCAAGCGCAAGGGAAACGGATATGAGCGAGAACTGGTCAAGCAGGCCGAGGCATCCGGCCTAGAGGCTAAGCGGGCTTGGGGGTCGGACGGTCGTTCGATGGGTATGCATGAGGAAGTTGATTGCCTAGTGAACGGCCAGAAGGTGCAGGCGAAACGGCGAAAGTCAATCGCCAAGTTCCTGAAACCAACAGAGCATGTTGATGTTGTTGTCTTCAGGGAGGACGGTGGCACATCTCTTGTTTTGATTGATTGGTTTGACTGGCTCGACCAGCAGAAAGAAATGGCGAATCTCAAGCAGAGGGTCCATCTACTTGAGAGAGCCATCATCGAACAAGCCGGGGGAGGTGAGTGATGATCGCAGTCTGGATGTTAATCATCGGGGCCATGATGATCGCTGTAGCCTTGCTTCTCATATCACGGAGGGGATGGTGAACGGCAAAGGCGATGCGCCACGACCAGTAGATAAAAACAAGTTTGATTCTAACTACGACGAGATCAGATGGAATGACAGACGCTCAGTCGATTGCAAGAGTTGTACGGTCGGTTGTGGATACTTTCAAGAGACGGGGATGGTCTGTTTCCCAAGGCAGGAGCAACAAGAGCCTGAGCAGATACGTCTACGCGAAGAAGGACAAGAGGTCGCTAAAGATCAGAGTGAGCGACCACAGGCCGAGCAAAAAGAGAGCAAGTGACATCAACCTGTACCCCAAGACGTATCGCCAGCGTAGGCTCGCAAGATACCTAGACGCACGAAAGCATGGGGCTAGGCTCAGAAGAAAAAGGCCACGCTAGTCTTCTTTCGGAACTAAGATGTCAACATTCTCGATACACGATCTTAGGATTGTGTATGTGTTCGTATTGTGATCGCACTTCCTACGTTTGTTTGCGTAGCACCAAGCTCCGACGATGATAGATCGTGATGTCACTTGAATCACCCTACCGAATACTGTGAATTTCTCAGCTTTGGAAACCTTTGGTGACTCAACATGATCTAAGAATGTCACCGCAACGATGTCGTTCGTTTTCATTTCAAATCCTTTGCAAGTTTATCGGGCATTGGTTCAAAGTATGCAGTGTGTCCGTCCACTACCACTGAGCATCCCAATATGCTTTTTTGGTTGTACTTTCTTCCGTACTCGAAATGGAGGCTTTTGTCGTCAACCCCACATCCAGTCTGGCATCCAAATATGCGATGCTTGCTGTTTGCCATGTACTCAACGCCGCCTTGCTGATGAAGGTGTCCCTGAACTAGAGATACATGTTCGCAGGCAGCATTGCTGAGTGCAGCCATGCGACCGCCCTTTCCTTTGTCTCCGTGACGGTACAGGACTCCGTCGATCTTTAGGTCAGTGTAGCGAGGGTGTGCTTTCCATTTCACACTCCAGATATGCCCCGGCTTTCTCAGGTAGTCATGGGGAAGTCCAACTTCGTCCGCCCATCTCCAAGGCAGGATGTCATGGTTTCCCAGTAGCCAGTCAGCTTTTGGAAAGAAGCCAGTCAGCTTAGCAACCTGTTCCTGTGCTTTCTCTTTCTCTCGGACAGGGTTCTTTAGCTTGGGGTTCTTCTTGTGAAAGTTGAGTGCCAAGTTGTCAACTAGATCCCCGATGTGAACGACTCGCTCGCATTGCCACTGGCTGTGAATTTCCGCTAACCACTCTGGGTAGCGAGGGTGCATAGCTGGGCAGTGGGTATCTCCGATAATTAGAACTCTCACATCAACCTCCGTGGCTTGTGTTAGGTGGAGTCTTGTTCGTCCAAGAAGTCAAGAGTCCATTTCACAGACGACATTCGCCTGCTCCCCACCTTTCGAGTCTTCAGTTTGATTCTACCGCTAGGAGTAGAAACTCCAAACAAGTACCAGTTGCGAACAGTAGACCTTGGTACGTCAATAATACCTTTCTTCTTGAGTGCCGCCCTTAGATCAGTCAGAGGCATCAACGCCTTTGTCTCGTCTTGCGTATCTTTCACCATCAAATTTCTTTTCCCGTTTTTGTGTATTCCAGTACAAAGCTGGCCGACACCCCCTGTTTAAGCTTGCTGTGCTTCAGATGTGTTTCAAACTGCGGTGATGTTGTTTTGAAACCGCAGCAAATGGAAAAGACAAATGCCATCTGACGACTCTGTTGAACTAAACGATACAGAGCAGGAAGCACTCGATGCAGCCGAGCAAGAGCTGGAAGCTCAGGATCAGCCTGCGCAAGATCAAGAAACACAACTCCCAGAAGAGCATTCCCCGTTAGCTCTTCAGGAGGAAGGCGACAGCGGCACGGAAGCCGCTGAAGCCGAACCAGCTTGGCAAACTGAACTTCAGAAGGCTGGACTGCAATCATTTGAAGATGCTGACAATGCTGTAAGGGCGTTGATTGAATCCAACCGGCAGCGAGATCAGCAGATAAACACATATGCTGACCAGCTAAAATTCTATCAACAGCAACTTCAGAGCCACAACACAACTGCTCCAGAGCCAGTTACACAAGAGCCTCAGAAGAAAGATCCGCTGAGCGAATTGGTTGATGGTTGGCAAGACCCTGCATGGGCAAATCAATACATCGAAGTTGATGAGGAGGGCAACAGGACGATTGCTGAGCATGTCGATGATGACACCAGAGACAAGATTCTGGGGATTGATCGCAAGCTTCGTCAGTGGCAAGAGGTGCTTCAAGATCCTCGGCAGTTCGCCGCCGCTGTAGACCAGCGTGTGGAGCAAATGATTCAGGAGAGGTTTGAGAGTTCCTACGAGCAGAAGCAAACACAGGCTCAAGAGAACGCTCAGGTTGATTCGTTTATCAATCAGAACGCAAGTTGGCTATACCAACAAGATCCAGCTACAGGGCAGTTTCTGAAAGATCCAATGTCGGGAGATTACATCTACAGCGACAGCGGACACCAATTCCTTCAGCACATGGATTCTTTTGCACAAGACGGTGTTTCGTCTGTGACAAAGCAGATCCAGTACGCACAGATGGCAATGGGCGGCGCAACTGCACAAGCAGCGGCTCCAGTTCAGCAGTCACAACAAGCACAGTCAACGGCGCAGCAGCAACGCTCTGCAATGCGTGGAAGAACCAATACAAGTCGAACTCGGCAGTCCTCCTTTAATGGTGTGACAGCAGAGAGCGGTGGCGATCCCACAGGTCGTCAACAGATGTCGTTCGGTGAGGAAACCCTTGCCGCCATGATGAGCGGCACAGAGTAGCCACAGTTTTTAGTAGTTCCACATTCGCAAGGAGGCTATCATGCCCAGTGGATTCCAGAATTTTGATCGGTTTGCTTGGGCGCGTTCCTTGCATACCACGATGCCAAAGCTCTTACGAGAAGTAGAAGATACGGCAAAGAAGAACTTCCAGATCATGGCATTGCTAGAGTCGGCAGGCCGAATCTCTACTGGTCATGGCGGTGAAGGCATCCAATGGCCGGTTCGCTACAAGAACCACAAGGCAGTTGGAGCAACAGGCGAGAACAGCAGGAACTTTACACCTACCAACCTGTTCAAGACTGCCAGCCTAGACTATCGCGGATACGAAGTTACGGATAGTATCAAGCGCCGCGAGATGGAAAAGAATAAAGGTGAGTCAGCGATCATCAAGGTTCTTGATGGTTTTGCAGAGCGACTGAAAGAGTCTCTCTTGCAGGAGCTTGCTCCTCAGTTCTATATCGACGGAGAAGATCCTGAGAACGAGCGTTTCTGGCACGGCTTCAAGACCTTGTCACGAACCAACGGCCAGACCCTCAACATTGATGGATCAGGCGCACGTTCAAAGAACGCTGCTGACAAAGCCGCTGCTCCTTCGGGGAGCTATGGTAACTTGTCGTGCGTACTTGGAACCTACGGTGGTTCTCAGGACAGTAGCGCACCTTGGCCTGAAGCGACCCAAGATGCTCAGTACGATTTCTGGTCGCCATTGGTGGTCCAGCGTGACAGCAGCTCGTTTGCTGGTACTGGTGGAGCGCAGCTTGAGAAAGCATTGCGTTACGGCATTACTCATGCCCAGCGTAACAGCACCATCGACGGTCAGATTACGAACGTGTTTATGGATCGCAACCTCTTCATTGATCTCAAGGATCATAACGATGGTCGCCAGACTATCGAAGTGAAGAACGCACCAGACTCGTTAATCTCACTTGGCTTTCGTAACGTCTTCCGTTTCGATGGCATCGAACTCGGTTTCGAGAACGCAGTTCCGGTTGGCTACGCATTCGGTATTAACCTTGCTTGCATGGAGCTGATGGGACTTACTTCCGGCGGACTGTTCGAGGATGAAGGTGGACCTCAGTACGACATCAATACCCAGAGTATGAATGCTGTCGTAAGTACCTTGAGTAACATCAAGTACAAGTCGCCTCGTAACTTCGTCGTTTGGAAACCAAATAGCGAAATCTAATTTTATCACCCCTGTAAAAAGGACTTAACACAATGCTAGATTCAGTAGCAGACTTTGGCTTGGGTGATACCATCCGAGGCCAAAACGATGATTCAGTTGACATCAACACTTCGTTGGATGGGCGTGAGTACACGTTCCCCGTGTCGGCAGATGTTGCAACAGCAGCAGGCATGAGCGGACGAGTTGTTGGTCGTCGAGTAACAGCTCGCATCTTGCGTAACAAAACTGGTGGCACTCTTGCTGCTGGTGAGATCATCCTCGTTGACATTGACGCAGGACACGCCGGTCTTGGAACCGCAGACGCTAAGTCTTCAGCAGGCGACCGCTGCTGCTTAGTTGTTGACCCAGCACTGGGTGCATCAACAGTTGCTGCAAACGACCTGTTTTATGCCATCGTCCGAGGCCCAAGCAAGGCTAAGCAACCTGCTAGTGCTGAGGACTTGGCTGCTGGCGATGTTATTAAAGCAGGAGCTTCAGGCCGACTGGCAGAGGCTGCTCTTGGTAGCGATCACGGACTCGTCTTGGGTACTGTTGTAAAAGCAGACTCAACCAACGATGCCTTGGTAGAGGTTGAACTTAACCCTGAATGGGTCTAGTTCAAAGCTCGTAGCAAATGAGTTATCAGCGGACGAGCCGCCACAATGGTTCGTCCGCTTTTTTTATGGGGCAACATGGATACGTCAGAAAGCACAGAACAAGATCCTATCGAAGCTGTGGTGAGCAACCCTCAGCATAAATACTGTACGTCATGTGGCATACGAAAGGATCTTGAAAGCTTTCATAGAGATGAAACAAAAGAAGGTGGGAGGCGAGATACTTGCAAGGATTGCAGGTCCAAGATAAACGAGCAAAAGAAACAAGACCGTTTAGATGCAAAGCTACGCCAGATTGAAGAAGAGGGGCTAGAGACACTGGGTGGCTTATCGTCGGGGGGGAGCTTCGACCCGCACATCAACGAGGTCTTTGAGGCGATGATGAAACCGTTCGGTGGAGTCAATGGGTGGGCGAAGCATTTGTTTGCAACATACTTGGCTTGTGATCCGGGCAGTCAAAAGCGTGTGAAGATTCACGACATGATGATGCAGCTTGCGGGTAAGGTGACAAAGCTTGGCTTGGCTGAGAGGCAGCTAGACATGATGGAGGAGCGAGACTTGCTCCAAGTGATGCGTCAGCATTTGGTTGAGTATCAGAAAGGAAATGAGCTGCCGCCTACAGCCATACCAACTCTTGATGGCGATGTGATAGACGCTGATGCTGTGGAGGTCAAAGATGACTGACTCGCCCGGAATGCCAGCAGATGCTCTCAAGGACATTGGACACAGCAGCTTCGCAAAAAAGAAAGCGTTTCGTGTCGCTGGCGAGATCGCCAAGAGGAGAATCGAAGCTCTAAATCTATACATCCCTCAGCCAACGCAAGACGAGTTCCATCGGTGTGATGCACCGGAGTGCATGTTGCAGGGCGGAAACAGAGGCGGCAAGTCACTGGCTGCTTTCGTTGAGGACGCAAGAGCTGTCTTAGGTAAAGACCCTTACGACAAGTACCCAAAGAGAGACGGTGTATTAGCAATCATCGGGTACAAAGAATCACATCTTGGGGGGGTAGTGTATCCGTACTTGTTCAAAGCAGGCGCATTCAAGATTATCCGTGACAAAGAGACGGACTTGTGGAGGGTCTACCGTCCTTGGGTTCCACAAGATGTTGCTAGAAAGAAGGAGGCTAAGCCAGCACCTCCTTTGATTCCTCCAAGAATGATTGAAAAGATCGTATGGAAGGACAGGGGCAAGAACGTATTCAGCAATGTGTTCCTGAAAACAGGATGGGAAATCAAAGCTTTTAGTTCACGCTCTAAGCCAGACCAAGGCTACAGTTGCGACCTACTGCACATTGATGAAGATATTCTCGATCCGAGGCACTACGAAGAAGCAGCCGGTCGTCTCATTGACAGGAGCGGTCGATTGATATGGTCTGCTCTTCCGCACGATGACAACGATGCAATCGCCAGACTTGCTGAGAGAGCGGATACACAGGCCGACGAGTTCACTAGAGGCGGTCCAAAGCCAACGACCATCGTGTATCGGATCTCAATGGAGGCGAACCCTTACCTTCCGGCAGAGGCTAAGAAAGCAGCAGTCGCTGGCTGGAAGAGCATGGGGGACGATGTCTACCGCAAGAGGGCTTTGGGTGAGCTGATAACGGACAGCGTCTTGATGTACCCAATGTGGAACAGATCGCTTCATGATGTGGATAGATATAGCGAGCAGATTCCTGAAGCCAACGAGTTCCTAAAGAATAGGAAGGTTCCTATTAACTGGTGTAGGCGTCTATCGGTTGACCCCGGACACGATACCGCAGCAGGAATCTTGATTGCTACGCCACCAAGTGGAACTTGGCACTTGGTTTTCGGAGAGATATATCTCAGGCAGTGTACGGCAAGGATGATTGCAAAAGCTCTGCATGATTCGACTGCGGGAACATGGTTCCAAACATTCTTGATTGACTCTCACGGTGGAAACCTGACCTCTATGGACACAGGCATATCTCCTCGCGAAGCATACGAGCGGGAGATGAAGGCACTTGATGTTCAGTGTATAGAAACAAAAAACAGATTCACGCCCGGCTGCTCTGTCATCGCCTACCGAGAAGAAATCACCAGAGGAATGTTGGCAGTTACAGGCGCGGGAAAGCCACAGATATTAGTAGACTTTAACGCATGTCCAAACTTAGATCGCGAAATGCGAAGGTTCCGAAAGAAGAAAGCCAATGGGGTCGTGACAGACACTGGCAACAGGCGAACTAACACCCACGCAATCGAGTGCCTTGAGTATTTAGCAACCTATGTAAATGACATAAGCGAGCCTTACATCAGACCGAAAGGAAAGAGAAAGGCTTTGACCGCAGGACAGAGGCGAGTGCGGGCATTTAAGAAGCGAATGAAAGACAGGCAAGAGGCCAAGAATCCGTTTGGTATTACCAGCACAATTATTCTCGGACCTCAAGGAACATACGATGGCTAAAAAAGCAGCACGACGAAAGCCCGCACCGAAGCCAGTAGAACCAGTGTCAACTCAAGTTGACATTGTGCCAAGCCCAGAGCCTCCCAAGGAATGGTCAATGCCACAGCCAGACCGTGGCGAGTGCGTTGTGATCTACCCGAGAGGGACCGTGTCAGCAAGGAACGCAGGCGTTGCGTTTGTTGTGTCCGCTGGCGAGAAGAGCATTGACTGTGTCTACATGAACAACGCCTACGGAGATTGCATCCATCGCGATGATCCGAGAATCAAGGCAGGCGCAGAGATACTAGATGAGATTGGCGGCATCTGGGAGTTTGCAGACGACCGTGTGCAGCAAAAGCTAAGAGAGCTTGAAGAACGAATCAATCAGCTTGAGGGTTAATCATGGACGAATATCAGCCAACAGGAAGCCAGAAGTACCCACTTGCGCCTATTGTGGATAGGTGGAAGCGGGTATTCAAAGCTGCGAGAGAGGACCGCAAGAAGAAGTTTGATGTCTTCGCTGATGAGGCAATGACTTTCTTTGATGGTCCTGTCAATCATATGTGGAGTCAGATGAAGAAGAAGTCTGGCTCTCATGACGGATTCTTGGCTGCTGACGTACAGATGCCTCAGTTTGAGATGTCTGTGAACAGACTGTTTGAGGCTGTGAGTATGTTCGGGCCAGTCCTATATCACCAGAACCCTGTGATTGCAGTAAGCCCTAGATCAAATCCTGAAGTCAGTATCGAGACTTTCTACGCTGGAAACCCGCAGGCTGCTCAGCTATTGAATATGGCTGATGCTGTGCAGCAGGGGGTTGTGACTGACCCGTTTGTTATTCAGTCAGTGCAATCGTTGTATCAGCAGTATCAGCAGGTCGTTGATGCAGACGAGAAAGCTTCTGTTGTTGACCGCGACCATGCTCACATCCTTGAGTCGATAAGTAATTACATTCAGCAGGAAGGATCGAAGCAAGACGAAGCTCGTCTTGCAATAACAGAGGCGATCATCACGGGACTGGGTCTTCTTGAAGTCAAGGTAGAGCAGCCACCGGGGGGTGGTCCCAAAATGGCAAGGAGCAGGTACAGGTCCAACAAAGACTTGTTAGTAGATCCCGATGCCAAGTATTGGAAGGATTGCACTTGGATCGCACTTCGTTCGTGTGAGCCTGCACATCAGGTAGAAGAGAAGTTTGGCTTGCCAAAGGGTTCACTGAAGGGCAAGTACGCCAGAATGTCTTCAGTCACGGGAGCCAAGGGAAGAAAGAAGAATGGAGACGGAACATACGCAGGGGTCACTCACGATCTCGTTGAATACTACGAAGTGTATAGCAAGTCAGGGGCAGGGCAGAATCTCAAGATAGGCGAGAAAGACAAGTCCGTAAAAGGGCTAGATGCTCTCGGTGACTTTGTTTACATGGCGATCTGCGAGCAGTGTCCGTACCCACTGAACTTAGCACCAGATGTTTTGCAGTCAGGGGACATGGACCTGATTCTGGATAAGACTTCTTGGGAAGCACCTTACTGGGACGACTACATGGCAGATGGCGGCTGGCCTATATGTAGGCTCAGCTTCTACAACAAGCCGGGTGAGATTTGGCCGATCAGCATGGTCAAGCCATGTATAGGCGAGCTGAAGTTTGTGAACTGGTGCATGAGCTTTATAGCTGACAAGGTTGCAGCGGGCAGCAAAATATATGTTGGCGTGATGAAGGAAGCTGGCGAAAACATTCGCTCTCAGTTGACAAGTGGTTCGGGTCCGTTCTCAGTGATTGATCTGGAAAGGATCAGCGGCACAAAGTTGTCAGACTCTATTAGCTTCATGCAAGCACCTAACTTTTCCATAGATATTTGGAATATGGTTGCACAGGTGAACGAGCAGATTGATAAGAGGTTAGGTCTTACGGAATTGATGTACGGGCAGTCTAGTAGGCAGATGCGTTCGGCAGCAGAAGCTCAGTATCGTCAGCAGAACATAAACATTCGGCCAGACGATATGGCATCTCGCGTAGAGGACTGGCTTTCTCTCTCGGCAACTAGAGAGATTCAAGCAATGCGGTTTGTCTCCGAGTTTGAAGACCTCGTTCCGATTGTCGGTCAGACTGCTGCAATGGTGTTTCAGCAGCAAATACTTACCGACGAGGTGAGCAGAATCACCAGAGACTTCCGGTATAGGGTAGAAGCTGGAACTGCTCGAAAGCCGAACAAGGACTCTCAGATCGCGCAGCTAACGGACATCGGGCAGTACATTTTGCCCGTGATCCAGCAGGCAATGATGAGCGGTGTAACTCGTCCTTACAACGCATATATGCAAGCTCTTGGGCGAGCAATGGATATGGAAGTTGGACAATTCCTGCTTGGAGATGCAGAACAGCAGATGCTTGTGCAGATGAATGCACCACCACAGCCTGCTGAAACTCAACAACAGGATCAATCAGAATGAGCCAAGATCGAGTAGCGAGTATTGAGTCGGACATGGACTCCCTTGGGGTGCGACACATCTACGACACGCTCGTAGCAGATGGTCAGTCTCCAAATATGGCAGCAATGCTTGCGGCGATGCGTCCTCCGGGGGTGTGGAATACAGACAGTAAGTTCAACAAAAGAGAAAACGAGCGAATGAAAGCTCTCAACGACGATCAGTTGGACGACATTGTCAGAATAGCTAAGAGAGCCGGGATCAACACACACGGAAAGAGCTACAACGGTCAGCTTGGTAAGTACAACGATCCAGCAGCGTGGGTGTCAAGCACGAACGATGTCAAGAACTCAGCCATAGAAAAGGGCATGGACATTGACGGGATGGTGAAGGTCAAGGCGTATGGCGGTCCTAAGAAGAAGCCTCGTCTAGCGAAAGACATAGTTGATCGGCTTGAGGGTCAAGCCAGAGGCAGAGATCGTAAGTTAGACGAATCCTGTAAGAAAAGCGATAATGCAAGAAGAGAGCTAAGAGGAAAGCTCGTTGACAAGCACGGAGCAAGAAAAAAGGACTGATATGCCAAGCGGAGACAAAGGTGCGTACAAGCGAAAAGCAAAACCGTCCGGTGGAAAGTCAGAGTCTAAAGTCAACGAGGCCGGGAACTACACAAAGCCCGGCATGAGAAAAAGGATGTTTAACAAGATCAAGTCCGGTGGCAAGGGCGGAAAGCCCGGTCAGTGGTCAGCTAGGAAAGCACAGATGCTCGCGCTTGCATACAAGAAAGCGGGCGGAGGATACATGGACTGATGGCAAAGCTCGAATCACAGAGAAGCCTAGAGAAGTGGACCTCCGAGAAGTGGAGGACAAGTGACGGGAAGAAAGCCCAAAGGAAGGGAGGCACAGTCCGATACCTTCCTGACAAGGCTTGGAAGTCTTTAAGCCCAGCAGAGAAGCGAGCAACAAACGCCAAGAAGAAGAAAGCCTCAAAGAAGGGAAAGCAGTTCGTTTCCAACACACCGGCAGCGAAGAAGGCAGGGAAGCGAGCAAGGTCGTGACGTAAAAAGAGGTTGCTAGTTTAGCGGCAAGGAGATCAGGGATGAACAGATACCTAATGAGCAAAGAGCAGATGGGGGTTGTTCGGGCAGAGACTCGTCTTGCCTACCTAGGAACTGTAAAGAGGTTTTTGAATCCTGTTCTCAGTAAACCAGAAATAAGAAGGATTGCGATTGGGGAGACAAGATCGCGGCTTATTGAGTCAGGAAGATTCAACTCGATTCTAGGAAGCTTGCTTCTCGCCATAGCCATGAAGTTCATCGAACGGCTTATCGACAAGTGGCTAAACGACGAGTTGTTTGCAGTGGATACCATCTCACGGACAGCATCAAAAGGAGAGCCGGGTTATGTCTCTTAAAGAAAATCGCACATGGCAATTCTTGGTGGGGTGCTTTTGTCTCTTTCTGGCATATAAGTGCTGGTCGCTGGGCGTATTCTCATGGTTCTTCAGAGAGGAAACCGAAGGCTTTGAAAGCGTTTCCCTACTTCCTCTTGTCCTTACGGCGGTCGTCAGTGCAATTCAGATGGTCGGCCTGATTGCGATCATGCTGTGCAGCGGGTTGCAGCCTCTCGCGGAAAAGGCTGTGGACTATCTTCGCGCAAGGATGCCGAGGCTTGACCGCGCAGCGAAGACCATAGAGGGAAAGATAGATGCTGAAAAACTTGTTGAAGCACTTAACAGCTTGGATGAACGAATCGCCTCCATTGAAATCAAGGTGGGGGGGGACAAGTGATCGACATCCTCAAAGACATCCCTGCGCCTGCCCAAGAAAAGCAGAAGCCAACCAAGAAAGTAAGTGTGAACTTGCTGCTTGCTCTTGCGCTTGCGTGGGTTGTTTACGACAGCAGCTACTGGAGAAAGTTTGTTCCTTCGGTTGTTGTCCCTTCAGAGAAGTCTGCGCAGGTGTTGTTTGTGACGGACGAGAGCATGACACCGGGTCAGGGTCAGGCGAGTGTCAGCATGAAGGTGGATGATTTCTGCGACGAGAACGGAATCGAGAAGCGGCGACTCGAAGTCGGGCAAGATACATCCGGCGCAGAGAAGTGGCTTCAGGAGATGGCAGAGATCGGATACGGGCAAGCACCATCAGTGGTGTTCCGTTCTAAGTCTGCTCGGCTCGATTGCATCCCGATGCCGGGCAGTATCGACGATGCGATCTCAGAGATAAGGAGCAGACTGTGACCGACATTAGCTGGGACGCAAATACCGATGGAGTGTGTGGGTACGAGTCTCGCGATTGGGACTTACATCCGCAGTTTAGTTCGCACCCAGAATACAGCGGCACGATCTACCCTCGCAAAGACTGGGTGGAGTTGATTGAACTCCAGAAAAAAAACCGCACAAGCCCGATGGAAATTCATAAGGGAAACAGCATTCCCGTGCGATCCCAAGGCCGATACGGTTACTGCTGGATGCATGGGACCGTCAACTGCATTTTGAACAGATATGCAGCTCAAGGAATTGACCCTGCACCTGACCTGAACGCTCACGCGACTGCCGCTATGGGCAAGAAATACCGCAATCAAGGTGGCTTCGGCGTCGAGGCAACCCGGTACATTGAACAATATGGGATTCCTGAGTACGAGGTCTGGCCTGAGTACAGTATGAATCGTTCGCTGGAGACAGACCCCAAGGTGATTGCAAGCTGCAAGAAGCACAAGCTTGTCACCTTCGAGGAGCTGCCTCGCGATAGCTTCGATGCAGTGATGTCTGCTCTCATTGATCCAATCGACCCATCGCCATGCACGTTGGCATTCAGTTGGTGGAGACACCTAGTTGCTGGCCTGCAAGGACTCTATCGAGGCAGCGGAAGAAACATTGAGTATGGCCTTGGCTTCGTTAATAGCTGGGGTGAGAAGTGGGGTGACAAGGGCTACGGCACAGTCTGGAACTCCAAAGCAAAACCATTTGAGAGTGTAGCAGTTCGATCCGTTAAAGCGGTCAAGGAAGGTTAAAGATGAGACTCACAAAGTTAGCAGATGCTTGTTTGTATTTTTTGGCAGGGTCGGTGATCTTAGCAGTCGTTGCTGCTTTCGCCGGGCAAATGTCAGAAGGCGTGACAGCACAGGAAGCACAGGAGCATTACGAAGATGTATCTGAACCAATTATCCTGACGGCAACCGAGTCAGCAGAAGTTCAGTTAGCCTCGGCAAGAAAGCCAGTCCGATCCGCAGCAAGCAGTTGCGTGAACGGAGTGTGTGGTGTGGCTGCAAACATACAGGCAAGCAAGCCAGTCCGTACCACCGTTCGGTCATGCAGCCAGCGAGTCCGTCGAGGAATTTTCTTTCGATGGAGAAAACGCTAATGACTACCCCTGACCCAACAACAATCGGCATGTTGCTCACAGCGATTACCGGCCTTGGGTCGGCTATTGGAGTGCTATGGCGACAGGTAACAAGACACCTGCAAGTGATCGAAAGCAAGCTGTCGGACTGCGAGTCAGACAGGCTTGCGCTTTGGCGGCAGCTTGCGCGGCAGGCTGGCACAGACATCGAAGACCTCAAGAATCAAGATGACAAATGATTAGTTACTTAGCAGACATCGAGCCGCTTGAGGGCGAACTCTCTGATGCTGAGATTGCAGCTCACCTGAGCGCGAGAACAGCGAAGGCAATCCCGTGCGAAGAAACTTTAGTCTTGCTGGAGGGTGCAGGCGCAATCGTGGAAGACCCGATCACCCAGCAACGCAGCGGTACGCTCATCGAGCATTACCAAACGCTGTCTGGTAGCGATGCAATGCTCATGTCGTGGTTTCTCAGCCACCTCTTGGGGCGAGGCGTAGAGATCAGTTCTCACGCTTACCCTCGATCTGTGCAGCTTGCGACCTTAGTTGAAGGCTTGCCTAGTGATTTGGGGCAACTTGCAGACGCGATGATCGCACTTGGCGGTGGGCAACCTGATGCGGGGGCCACTGCAACCAATGTGTCTGATTCAAGGGATGCTTACTTAGCAGATAAAGCTAGGGCAGACCGTCAGGTGGTCGCGGCTGAGAAGCAGAATGAGTACCTGTCGCCCGTGCTAGATGACATCGACGCCACGAATGCTGACATTTCATCGGCGTTGATAGAATGGGCAAACAGTTACACGGAGTAATCGCATGACTTACACGGTTATTGGCGACGAAAAGTTTTTAGTTTCCGCCACTATTCAGGGCGGTGGCTCAAACTCTTGGGATGACTTGTCGGCCAATCCGCTGACGGCGGTAAACTACGCGCTCAACTCTACTACTCTTTCGACTGTTGTAGCGGACACAACAAACGGTGGAACCCACGCATTGTATTACGACAATGCGCCTGTGCCGTATACATCGATGAAGAAGCAGTACACAAACTACGACGACATACCCAACGGGAAGTGCAACAACCATTCTACCTATACATTGTGCGGGTGGTTCAAGGCGATTCCGTATTACCGAACTGGAAGCAATTATTTTCAAACTCGATTTGGATACGGCGGAAATGAGTATGTCGGTTCTACAAACCTTCAGCCTGTATGCATGTTCTACGATGATCGAATGGACAGACTCTCTTTCAAATCAGACGGCCTAAGCCAGAATTGGATGGTATACCGGAACCCTTCTCTGTTAGACAGCGGACTCTGGCAGCACTGGATTTACTGGTACAACGGCTCACAAAAAAGAGTGTACGTCAACGGAGTGCTGCGAGCGTCAGCAAACGCTACGGGTAGTATGCAAAACATTACCAACGCACATGAAAGACAAATGCGAATCGGCTTTTTTCCAGCAGATGGATTTGCTTGGGCGGGTGCTGGGACTGCACCTTACTTCAACGGTTATGCCGATGATTTGCGTTTCTTTGATCGTGCTTTGTCCACTACTGAAATAGCATCGTTAGCGTCTGGAAGGACATCAGCACCTCCTACTTCTGGCGTGACTTCCGGCGTGTACGATCCATTCACAAACAAACGCTTCAATGCGGGCAATGCAAAGGTAAGATAATGAGTAGGCCAACCACTTTGAAAGTTGATGGAATAGTTTATTGGTCGTTGATGACATACACAGATGCTGGTGTATTGGTTGATGCAGACAGCACGCCAACGGTTGCCATCCGCAAGAACGGAACTGCGACTGTAGATGTTGTGACGGTCACAAAGCGAGCAGCAACAACCGGAATTTATGACTGCTCTTACAACCCTGCGAGCGAGGTCGAGGGCGATACGTTCACGGTCGAAGAAACAGCACTCATTTCGTCGCAAGCTTATGTTAATTCTTGGCAAATTAAGGTGATTGCACCAGAGCGCGGGACGGATAGTGCATCTACTTTTGATCCTGCAACTGACACTGTAGCTAACGTCACGCTTGTTGCTACGACAACTACAAACACAGATATGGTTAGTGTTTCGGGATTAGCTACGCAAGGTGATATTTCGAGTCTCAATAATTTTGATCCAACAAATGATGTGGTCGCAAACGTGACTCTGGTTGCAACTACAACGACCAACACTGATATGCGTGGAACAGATGGTGCAAATACAACGACTCCGAATACCGTTGTGCCTGACAATACTTCAATAGCCTCTATTCTTGCTGACACAAACGAACTACAAAGCAACCAAGGTGATTGGGCGACAGCGACAGGTTTCAACACGGTCGCACCCGACAATGCCTCCATAGCCTCTATTCTTGCTGACACAAACGAACTACAAAGCAACCAAGGTGATTGGGCGACAGCGACAGGCTTCAATACGGTCGCACCCGACAACGCCTCCATAGCCTCTATTCTTGCTGACACAAACGAACTACAAAGCAACCAAGGTGATTGGGCGACAGCGACAGGTTTTGCAACAATCAACCCAGACAACACTTCAATCGCAGCAATTCTTGTTGACACTGCTGACCTGCAAGCAAATCAAGGCGACTGGGCAACAGCCACTGGTTTTGCCACCGTCAATCCTGACAACGCTTCGATCACAGCAATTAAATCAAAGACGGATCAGCTTTCATTTACTGTGTCTAATCAAGTTGACAGTAACAGCTTGAGTGGCGGTGGTAGTGGTGGTGGTGACAGCAAGGAAGACATCTACCTTCACTTCACAACGAGCAATCGCGAAGACGTATTCAAAGCAACCGGATTTGCCACCGTCAACGCAGACAACGCTTCGATTGCAAGTATCCTTGCAGACACTAACGAGCTTCAACAAAACCAAGGCGATTGGCTAACCGCAACTGGGTTCGCTACGGTGAATCCTGCCAATGCTTCCATCGCTTCAATCTTGGCAGACACCCACGAGTTGCAAAGCAATCAGGGCGATTGGCTAACAGCAACAGGATTTGCCACTGTCAACGCAGACAACGCCGGGATTGCAGCGATCAAGGCAAAGACTGACAGCTTGACTTTTACGATAGCGAATCAAGTTGACGCCAACGCAGTCACGGGTGGCGGTCAGCCGATTGGATCGGGAGCAATATCTCACACCATCACAGTCAACATCGACGGCAATCCTGCACCAGCAGTCGATGCTTGGGTTACGACTGATTCAGCAGGAACAAACGTAGTAGCCGGGACATTGGTGACTGACAACTCAGGCCAAGTGACGTTCCAGCTTGACGCCGGGAGCTACTACCTATGGTGTCAGAGAAGTGGGGTCAACTTCAGCAATCCAACCGCATTCACTGTGAGCTAATATGACAACGGTAAATGGAACAACGAGCAGCAGTCCAGCCGCACCAGC